AGAAGTTTATATGATATGTCCCAAGTGCGGGCACGTCAAAGGTAGTATAGGAAACTCAAAAAGGAGATAAGAAAATGGCAGAAACAATGACCCCAACATTAACAGGGCTATTATGCCCGTCGTGCGAAAACCCAATGGGATACACCGAAGTAACTCATAGTTATAGGTGTCTTGTGTGTAACCCTATTCCTATGGATGTCCCGACTTGTGCAACCCAGAAGTGCTTGCGTCCGTTGACCCGTCTCGGCGAGCCGTGGAATTGCTGGATATGCCTTCATTGCAATACTCATCCGAGCAAAGTAAGTCCCAGGCAAACAGAGAAGGCCGACCGCCCTCTCCTTGACGAGCAGATGACCGAAGAAAAGGTAAGGCAAATTGCCGGTGAAGGAATGACGGCAAATGATATTCGTGAAATAGTCAGAGATACTATGGCAGAATTCAGCGCCAAAGAAGAGGAAGACCCTGACTATCCTCCGACCCAAGCAGAAATACAGACAATGACAGCACCTGAGAACATAAACGCAAAGCCGGTAGAGAAGCCTGAAACGTGGATGCAAAAAGCGAAGCGACTCGGAGTACAGACCCATATTCCAGACGGCAGGGGTATGAGAAAAAAAGTAGATATTATGGCCGATATGGAGACGAAAGAAAATGAAACCGTACAGAAAGAATTACGCCCCGAAGAGCAGACAGGAAGTAGCGGGAGCGAACGACCACCTGTGGATACCGGAAATGCAGCGAAAACAGAGTAAAGAAGAAAAAAAGAGATACGACAAGAACTATGTCAGAATTTTCGGACACAACTAACGTAGGAGTGTTCAGATAGAAAGAGCAGTAGAATAGCTCAATAACGCTTGCCCGCGAGGGCAGAGAAAGGAGCCTAATTATGGCTACGTATGCAGCAAAATTAAGACCATCAGCAGTTGATGGCCAAACGATTCGGGTCTTACCAGACGGTAGGATTCGAGGAAACGCAGGAATGGAACCGTTTTCCGCAGGAACGTCAGGGGGTGCGCCGGCCACTTTCTATGTTGACGGTAACGTCGTATCGTCTGGTAATGGATTGGGCTGGCTATCAGCTTTCAAGACATTAGCAGAAGGTTTGGTTGCCGCTCACGCCTATATGAGTACGTCGGGTAACAGAGCTTGGGCGCACAGGGCAACGGTTTATTGTTGCGGCGACAACCTTGACGAGGATTTGATTAAGGGTGCGGAAAAGAGCGATGTAATTGGTGTTGGTACATCAACTTCTTTCGACCATTGTATTCTGACTGGCAATCACGCTCCCGTAACTACAAATGTTTTTGGAATGCGATGGTACAATATGCAGTTTGCTTCCGACACAGCAGGAATGCTTTGGGATTTAACAAGTGTTTCGGCTGGCCAGAAATTTATTAATTGCGAATTTTCCGGTCGCTCGGCAGCACAGCAAACTCGTGCTGTACGAATAACAGCGACTTCGTTTGTGGAAATTGCGAATTGTAAATGGCTGACTGTGCCTGAAGGTTTCAGTACGGCCGCCATCGAAGTCGGTGCGGGAAATTCTGTTGGGTTTTCTGTTCACGATAGTTTTGTAGTGGGCGCTATTGGTGTTTTAATAAATGCAAGTGCTACTGCTGTTGGTGGACATCTTTTGGTTGACAACAATGTTATCGATGCGACTACTTTTGTTATTGACGACAATTCTGACTTGGCGCTTATCACCAACAATCGTGGCATTAGTGCCGCTGCTCTTGCTTCTATGTACGACCTCAACTTAGCTTTATCCGCCAATAATGTTATGACTGGAAACGACGATACCAAGATGGTTCCGATTCACTCGACGTAAGAAAGAAAGTGCTAAATGGCTGAAATACCTGAGATATGTGTCTTGACCGATGTTTAATTTAAGGAAATATATAATGGCTAAAAAGAAAGTAGTTAAAAAAGCAGGGTATAAACCTGCCGACGAAGTTGTGTTCAGATGTAATCTCTGCAGTAAAGTTAATAGAACTAAAGATTGTTGCGGAAACGACTTTACCCAACAGACACGAATAATTCAGGAGTAACTATGTCGAGCAGTGCGATTGACATAAACGACCTCGAAAGGTTGGGACGGGAGAGCCAGTTGACCCAGACGGCTCCCCAGTCCCTTCCCGAAGAGCCGGTCGAAGAACCAAATCCAGGCATAGAGCTAATAAAGACTTTAGCTGCTATGCTTTTAGGCAGGGAATTGACATGAGCAGAATCTTTTCAGGCCCAAAAAAACCGGACTTGCCTGTTCAGCAGGCGCAACCTGAACCCATAGAGACGGTAACAGAGGACGCTACCGAAGCTGGTAGGCGAAGGCGCAAGAAATTAGTTGTAGGCGGCGCAGCGTCAACACGAATATCAGGCATTATGAGTGCAGTGATGTCGGGTTTGAAGAAACGGTTGGGAGAATGAGACTTACAACGAGTTAAGAATGGCCAAAAAAGCTATCAATATAGATGAAGTCTTAGAACGCTACGGTGCAGCGAGAACGCGCAAATCTCGTACCGATAACGAGAGGCGCGAGGCCGGTAAGTACGCCTGGCCTGCTGCGCAAGACCAGGTTCGCAACGCTCTATCGACAGACGAGAATATCAAGACGATAAATAAGTACGACGATACGGCGGTAAGGTCGGCTTACAGAATGACTTCGGGCATTTTTACTTACTTAATGCCTGCCGGCTCGTTCTGGCACGGTTTCAAAGCTCAAGACTATGAACTTAACCAACAACCTGAATATCAAAAATGGATGTCCATAGCCGCTACTCAGACCCACGCTGAATTGATGAGAAGTAACTTTCAGAGAGAGATGTTTCTTACTATCCGTTCGATGATAGTTTTTGGAACGGGTGTGATTTCAGTAGAGATGATAGACGGCGACATTGTATTCAAGGCTCACCATATCGGATTTATGTTCTTCGACGATAATAACCGTGGCGAGATTGATACTGTCTATCGCCAGATATTCTATACTGTCAGACAAGCCGCGCAGCAGTTTGGCATAAAGAATCTTAGTAAATCCGCTGCGAAAGAGTTCAAGGCCGGTAAACTGAGCGAAAAGCATGAGTACGTTCACGTCTGCGCACCTAACAAGGACTTCGACGGCCGAATGGGTTCCGGTAAGGTCAAATCATTTTATATCTGTATCCAGGACAAAGAGATTGTCAAGAAAGACCCCGACTTCAAACACCTTCCATATTTAGTGGCGCGTTTCGCGCGTACTCCGGGCGGGATAATGGGTTACGGACCCGCTATGGAATATATTGACGATATACGAATGCTCAATCGTATGGCGGCTTCTTATATCGAATCTGCCGAGATAGCCAATAATCCGCCTATGATGATGGAAGACGACGGAGTGGTAGGTCAGCCGGTTACAGGCCCGCACGGTACTATTTATGTACGCTCGGGCGCTCAATACCCGCAACCTTACGTTTCAGGAATCAATGTTCAGTCAAATGCTGAAGTGATTATTCAGATGCGTGATATTGTGCGAATGGCGTTCTTTAACGACCTCTTCGAGCCGATGGGTCAGCACAGGAATATGACAGCTACCGAAGTTGATGCGAGAATTGAGGAATTGATAGTTATAGTAACTCCTGCGGTCGTTTCGTTAGCGAATGAAATATTCTCTCCAATGCTTACGAGAATATTAGACTTATTGATAAAGACTCCCAAGAAGGGCAAGCGTATCCCCCAGCCTCCGGCTTCTTTTGATTACGATGTGGTCTATCAGGGACGATTAGCTTTGGCTATGAGTAACGTCCAGGCAAACGCACAGGAAGTTGTATTAGCCAAGTTTGTACCTTATCAGGAAATAACGCCCGTCCTGGAAAATGTCAATATGGACAAGACGTTCAGAACGGCGTGGATTGCAGGCGGAGCGCCTGCTGAGAACTTGACGGACTTCGATGAAATGATGGAAGCAAGAGCAGAAAAACAGCAGTTAGACGAAGCCGCAGTTCAGGCGCAGATAGGTGCTGATGCGTCTAAGGCATACAAGAACGTTTCCGGAGTACCGGACGAAGGGAGTTTGGCGGTAGCATTATGACAGAAAGAGACAAACAAGTAGCAGATGAAAAAGCGAAAAACGAAAAGAGGCAACTTGAACTTACGCAGGCTTTCAAAAGAATATTCTTAACTGATGATGGTAAGATATTGAAGAATTTTCTTGAGAAGGGGTGTAATGTAAATGTGTCTTCAGTCTGCATATCGAATCCTAACGCATTACAGACTCATTTTGCCGAAGGAAAACGTAAAGTGTACCTCGACCTTATGTGGTACTTAAACGAAGGTTACAAGGAGAAAGAAAATGAATAGAGAGTGGATGGAAAATAACGTGATTGATACTTTTTCTCTTAGCCGAGATGGGCTTGTATTTGAATTTTCGGAGCATTCGCAAGACCCGAAAGAGGATATGTCTCATATTGTAGTTGATTTGCCTTGTATATTTTTGGTTGTGCGGTGTATGGGATATGTAAAAGGTATTTACCTGAAAGCCTCTCTTGCAAAAAAAGAGATTAAAACAATTGCTCAGGAAATAGTCGATAATCTTCATACCAACATTTTTTGTAAATTAAAGCAATTAAGAAGGAAAGAAAATGACTGAACTATTAGAAGTAAACACTGAGCCGGTAATTCCTGCTCAGACCAATGCGCCGGGAACGGAACCTTCCGGCTGGATGCCCTTATCGGATGAACAGAGAAATACTGCGCCTGAGTCTATTAAGGCGTTACTTGAGGCTAAAAAGTGGAGTACAGCAGAACAAATAGCTAACGGTTACTCTGACCTTGAAAAAGTCTTGGGTCGTGGCGAACATATTTTCAAACCTGAGTCGCCTGATGACGCTGACGGCTGGACTAAATACTGGCAGCAACTTGGCGTCCCCGAAGAGAACGAATACGAATACGAAACAGACGAAGCCGTTCCTTTTGACGATGCTTTAATAGATAGGTTCAGAAAGTTTTCCAAAAAGATTAACCTGAACAAAGAACAGTCGAAAGGTCTTGTCCAGTTCCAACGGGAGATTATCAAAGAGGTAATGGCGACTGAGGCTACCGTAGAGGCTGAGGCGGTAGAAACTTCTGAGGCAGAAAAAGAAACTATTCGCAAGGCTTTAGTAGTGAAGGCGGGTGGCGAGGTCGCCTATCAGAATATGATGGTAGAGGCACGGCAGGTCGCTGACGAGCTTGGCATTTACACGACCCTTGAAAAGAAAGGCTTGGCGTCTGACCCGGAGATAATCGGTATGTTACAGGATATTAAGAACAGGACGAAGGAAGGGGCAATACTTAAAGTCGACGAACCTCTAACTGCAACCAAAGACCCAAAAGTGGAACTAAAAGAAATAATGGATAATCCTATATGGAAGGATGCTAAGAATAAATTCCATCCTGACCGTAAGGTTCTACAGAAAAGATATATGGAATTGAATATGATGATTGCTAATTCGGAGTTTGCTCCGAAAAGAATACAGGACGGGTAAACCTACGGGTTCCGTCGATAGTGGTAGTCCACTCGATTGCCAGTCGTAAGCTGGAAGTGATGGTCTCTAACGAGGTAACCTGAGCGTTAAACCGTAAATGTTACTTTTGTTGGAGACCAGAAATGGCTACAATTAACACTAATACCAATACAACCAGTGGTTACACAGAGGCGTTCTATAACGCCTGGACTACGGGGTACGAGCATATCCTTCAAGAGCGGAGGCCTATTTATCAGGGTCTTGTTCGTGAAGAGCGAATCGAAGGGGAATTTAAGTCTTACGACTTCCTCGGCGATATTGAGCTTGACGA